AAGGCTTAGATGCTATGACTAAATCATGCGAGGCTCTGACTAACCAGAACGAAAGACTAAACCAAGATATAGAAAATTTAAAAAAGAAGATTGATATGCTTCAACATCGTCTTTTATCTAACGCAGAAGAGCGAGAATAATTTTGCGGGTTTTTTAATTTACCGCATAAAGAGTAAGTCGTGAGTGCTCCGGAAAGGTTATTTACTGCCTATATAGGGTTGCCGTCAGCCAGCCTTCCAACCACGACGCTGACACCTTTATCGACTAAAGAAATCTCTAAAGGCTTGAATGCCAGTCATAGCCTCTTGAACCTTGGGGGTGAGAACACGCCTGTTGATCTGCTCTTGCAAATACCTAGCAGCTTCAGCCCTATCCATATCTTGGATTCTTTCAATAAAATATTGTGCTCTGCCATTTACCGATAATGACTTAACCCTTTTGTCAGCAGCCGTTATTCCTGCGGCTTCATCCTTGAGGAATGTTTCTACACGACGCTTAACTGCTTCATTTGCTTCTGGATCGACTCGTAGATCTTGAAGGATGCGAGATCGCTCTTGTAGACTGTCTGCATTTCTTAGCTTACCCGTATATCCGTCAGCAATTCTACGCGCTCTTTGTGCACTAGTGTTTTCCTGCTTGTCTATGTTATCAATTAGTTGCTGGTCACCAGTTCTTAACTCAAAGGTCTTTGCGTATGTCTCACCAAAGAATCTACGAAGAACTGGACGATCCGCACGAGTGGTTTTTTCTCCGTTCATCAATTTTGATGTAACATCAAACAATCTTTGCACCGTTGTTCCGGGACCACCAGTGTAGTTGCGGTAAAGATAAAGTAAATTCTCTGGAGATACCTCGTATCCCATGTCTTGAAGCTGTTCAGCTAAGTTTAGAGCTAACTCGCCACCCTGGGTTCTAGCCGTCCAAGGGTGAATCTTTTCAACATCAGATATATTTTCATTCTCTAACCAAGATGGTCGTATGTCTCTTCCTAGCCCGTCCTTGTTTCTAGATAATTCTAATATTGGTCTAAGCACCGTTGGGACAGGTGAACCTCCCATTGGATTGTATGAGTCAATGATATTTTTACTCATATCCTTGGCTACTGCTGAGGCATCAATATTCTCCTCGCCCCCAAACATAATTCTTTGGGCGTAGTCAGCAGCAACCTTAAAGGGAACCATTGAGTAACCAATGGGAATAGAAATATAATCAAGGCTACCGTCTGGCTTTGTTCCTTGAACGATTGTTAGGTGTTTATTTAATTTAAACTTAGGTATTTTTTCCCTATAATTCTCATCAATCGTTTTGTTATACCTGTCTAGGGTGTAAGCTGTTGCCGTCAATGCACCCATTACTGATGCGGCAATCTTTGGGTTCTTCATGCTACGCAGAAAGTTTTTAGCACCCTGAATCGCTGGGTTACTGAATAGATACAACGCTCTGATAGCGTCTCCCTGTGCGCCTTGTAACTGAGGGTCAAATGAACTGTTACGTGCTGCTAGTGCAGCCTGATCCATTGTCATGCCGTCTGCACGTCCACGACGATAAGTAGCAAACCTAGTAGAATTTTCAAACAACTCATTAATTCCATTTACCACCTTATTGAACTGTTTAGCCTTAGACTTAGTTGGTGCATTTAGTTTACCTCCTAGTTCGGATATGTTCTTTTCAATGTCATCTAGTGTGGATAATCCGAGACCACCAGTCTTGCCTCCTGCTTGAACAAATTCATCATACAGTTTGTCCATCTCAGCTGCACGACCCCCGCTAGCCCTCTGTCCACGAAGGTTTCGAGCAATGGTTCTCATGTCATCCCGGACGGTAGAGATTGGGTCTAGAGTCTTGAATGCCTGACCCAGTGACATCTTCTGCATATTGTTTACAAACGCCTCTGAACGGTCACGAATCAAATTAGGAACCATGAACTCAGGGTTAAATCTAGTATACAGACCACCAACAAATCTATTGAATCCTTGAGCCGCTTTCATGATGCCAGTAGCAACTTCGCGGTTATACCCCTTAATGGCCGCAGCAAGCTTTGGGTCTTTAAATTCTACGAACAATGGCTTGCCATTTTCAAAGACAGTAAGCACGTTCTTATCTGCGTTTTCGTAGATGGGAACCTTCTTGCGCGGAACCTTCTTACCCTGTGCGCGAAGAGCATTCGCTGTTTCCGAAGTGTC